TCTCCGCCTGCAAGAGTCCATAGGCCGTTTTCGGGTCGAGCGCTTTTTCGCCTAGCTCTACTGCGCGCTCCTGCCACGTCTTGATGGCTGGCAGATCCGTAACGCTACTCCCCGCAGCCTGGGCGGCGGTGGGTGCGGCGCCTTCGGCGCGGCGGGTATCGTCGTCGGCCTTCGCCAGAACGGCGTCGGCTTGTTGGAAGCGCTCGCCGGCCCCCAAGTTGGTCGTCTCGATCCGTTGGAGCGCCCAGCGGAGCGCTTCGCGCAACTCGACCGCCAGCGCCTCCGCGCCGCTGTACCGCTCACAGAGCTTTTTGTAGAAGCGCAGTTCGGCAAGGCATTGGGCGCGGGATGGCTCGGCTCCCGCGATCACGTCAGCCGGCGGAACGGCGGTGACCGGCTGCTCTGCTTTCGGTTTGCGTGCCAGGTATGCGGCAATCGCAGCGCGCTCGATGTCGCGTGCAAACTTGAGGACAAATTTGTAGCCATCGTCAAGCCAGCCGAACACGGCATCGTGCATTTTGATGATCTGCTCATCCGTCAGATCGCCGGTCGGCTGCTCTACTGCGGAGGTGTGTTCTTGGTTGCTCATGCTGTCTCTTTCTCGTTTTGGTTGAAATGCACGTCGTGCTGCGCGCCGAAGGCCTGGATGAGTTCCAACAGGTCGGACATCTCGCGCTTGGTCATGCTGCTGGTGGACTGGCCAAGGACAACGAAGCCACCATCTAATCCAGGCACGACATCCTGTTTCTTTAGCGACGATGTGAAGATGTGCTTCCACGATTCAGGGCTGAGGCGCCGGCCGTGCCAGACAACCTGCTCGCTCACGTCGGTCAACATTGCCCACATGGCGGCGTTCTGCTCCAGGTTGCGGGTCGGCTCCGACACGGTGACGCAGTAACCGGACGGCGCTTCCTCGACGAATCGCACCGCGTTGCGCCGGGCCTGATCGTGCACCAGGACAAATGTGCGCTTGGCAGTCACGCCGCCACCTCTCTACGCAACTCGGCGAAGTCCAGGCCCTGCAGCCGGTCGATCATCTCGTCGTGCGTCAGGTCGAACACTTCGACCAGTGCGTCGACGATCTCGATGCCGGTCGGCTCGTCGCTGAAGACGTCGGCCATGTCGATCAGGTGCGGAAATCCCGGCTGCTGCGCGTCGTACAGGAACTGGGAGATCATGTCGTTGGCGTGATCGAGGGTCATGCAGCCTCCCGCAGCAGGCGTTCATATGCCTGCACCATGTTGTCGAACACAGACAGTTGCTCGACCATGTCGTCGATGAACGCGTCGTCGCGAAAGATGCGCTTTACGAACAGGTCCTTGCCGACGGCGGCGAGGTCCGGAACGTACATGATGAAATCGCAGTACTTGCGGCCCGTGATCCACATGCCACCCTGCATCTGGTGGTCGTACTCGGACGTATCGCCGATCTGCCACATTGCCAGGATCTTGCTGCTGTCGATGGGTGACTTGATCTCGATGAGGCCATCGTCGTCCACGAGACCATCAGTCGAGTAGCCGAAGATTCCGTCGTCGGTCAGGCAGATGCCGGCTTCGGTGACGAAGGCGCCCGTGCGGGCCTCATAAACGCGCCGTGCAGCAGCCTCCATTTCGTGCCCGCGCTCCAGCACCCACGCCTTCGGCGGCTCGCCGTGCGGCTGACCGCTGATGCGCTCGATTGCGAGGTCGGCGGCGTAACGTTCGGCTACCGCCGTCGGATCGCCAACACTGCGCGTACCGGACTTCTTTTGGCAGCGGCTGATGGCGTCTGCGAAGCAGGAGGCTGTGATTTTGCCGCAGCGGCTGGCGAGCCATTCCGGCGTCCCTTGCGGGCATTCGATGAATTTCATGCTGCTGCTCCTGCGGTGCGTTGATAGTCCGCGTCTTCGGCGCTCATGGTCGGCACCTGCTGCTCGGTTGCTTGCACGTCGATCGTGTTCGCGTCCTCTGCAGCCTGGCGCAGCTTCTGACGGTGCGCGGCGATCGCTTCCTTCAGTTTCTTGTGATCGGCCGGCTGGTTCGCGAGTTGGCCGTTGTGCGCCCTCCAGTAGTTCAGCGCGTCGGCGTCGCTCTTCGTGCGCAGTGCTTCTGCAATCATCGGCGCGACGTCAATCCAGTCGTCGGGGCGATCTTGTGCGAGGCCTTCTTCGTTCGTCTGGTTCAGGTGGGTCATTGCATCGTCCAGGCGCTCGGTCTTTGGCCACAGTTTGTAGGCGCGCTTGATCACGGTCTTCTTGATCATTTCGCCCTCGTCCGTCAGCCACGGGCACGTGCTGACCTTCTTCTGGAGGTAGGCTTTCCATGCCTCGGAGCGGTCGCGGATGCTGTGCACGTCCTCGATCGACATCGCCGTGGTCAGGTAGTCACCGCTATGCGTCTTGACGACCACATAGGCGCCGACGATATCGCCGCGGTCCTTGCCGAACGGGTTGAATACGTGCGTCGGTGCCTTGTCGAAGCCGTTCAGTGTGAACCCGTCGTTCTCGCGGACTATCTCGGCCTGCCCCCATAGGATCGAGCCCGACGCCACAGCCAGGTCGAGCAGGCCGATGTAGCTCAGGTCCAGACAGATCTCCATCTGGCCGTTGACCTTGCGTGGGATCAGGTACGCTTGCTTGCGCGCTGGGTTCAGGCTAATGCCGATGGCTGCGATGTTGGTCACGGCGTTGATGACCGACTGGCGGCTCTGCATCGCTACCTTGAGCGTGTAGTCGTTCTTCTGCAACTGCTGGATCGCAAAGCCGGACTCACGCTCAAAACTCAGACTGCGGTCGACCAGGACGCGAGAGAAGTCGTCGCGCGCTTCCTGAATTGCGCCGGTCACGATGGCAAGGGCGTTACTCATCTCTATCTCCAATTCGTGCTGCGTTCGTTAATCGGTGGGTTTTCGAGCGCGAGGCTTCGATCACGGCACCAACTTCGTACAGGCGATCACCAGCACGTCGACCGCGCACAGCACCATCAAGCCCATCAGCTTGACTTTGGCGACGGCGATCTCGCGCTCGGTGACGCGGCGCTTGGCGTTCACGACAACTTGCGTATTGCGGTCCATGGCGATCTCCTTGGTTGAGTTACCAGCTGCGTATGGCGTTTCGGCGTCCTACCAGTTGTACGGCGCGCAAGCGCTGGTGGCGCTCCATTGGTGCAGCGGACTGGCGCAGATACCTGTAGAAGTCGGCCAGGTCTTCGGCCTCGCGCAGCGCGCGCTCGTTCCACCACAGGGCCACTGGCTTGGCGATCTTGCGCACCAGGCGGCACGCGATGCGGGCGGCGATCATTTCGAACGCTCCGCGAGCATGGCGTCGGCGATCTTGTACGCATCACGTGCCCAGGCTTCGGCCGCAGTAATCGAGCTACCACCCGTCGCATCCGGCTGCCATGCCTGAATGCCGTTGTCCTCTTGCTCCAGGATCGCGGGCAGCGCCTTCGCCGCGAAGTAGTCGCGCAGCGTCATGCCGGCAGCCTGTGTCGACGGCTTGCCCCACGGGTCATTGCCGTAGCGCGGAAACGCCGAGCCGCCGTCGTTCCTTTTCTCGTCCATCGCTGCTCCTCGTTCTGGCCGGCGCCGCCGGCGGTTGGTTGTGTTCCGATCAGAGGCCGGTACGAGGCTGGCCCTCTTTACTCGCACCGCATTCGCAAACGAAAATACCTCGACGGCTGAACGCTCTACGGGTGCCGCTCGCGGTGATGGAGAGACTGACGTTGGTCACATCTTTCTTCCATTCCCACTTGTGACGCGGGCCCTTTGTGCATTTCTTGACGCTTGCCATCTTCTTCTCCTGTTTGCCGGCGCCGCCGGCGGTTGTTGTTCGGGTGTGGCAAGCCGGGCTACTATCACCGCTACGTATTCCTCCCGCAGCCGTAGTGCAGGCGAGGTTTTGACGGACCGGGTACTAGCCGGCCAGATTCAGTCATGCGGCTACCACACAGGGGCTGCCTGGAATCGAACCAGGGACTCCCACCGTCGTCGGTGGCGCTCTAGTCGGGTCATGACTCCCGAATCCGGGTCTAGCCTTTCGCGCCGTTTCCAACTCCCCGCTCCGGATCGGTTCGTCGGTCGCACGCAAAAGCGACACCCAGCCACTGAGCTACAGCCTTTGTGTGGTCACCCCTTACGAGGGTGAGGCGGCACCTGACGAAGTGCGATCGCTCCTGCGCCCGGAGTAGGCCTCCTGTTTCTGACCCGGAGATTGGCAATCCGCTTGTTGAAGGGAAGCGGCGCTCCTACTCGTTGCGTGTCACACTGGATCACCTCTTGTGGATCGGTTACAAGGGAGTCGGCTGCCCCGGTTTCCCGGTCCGCTCGGTGACAGCCGCCGCATACGCCTCACCGAATGGGCGCATGCAGCACAACCGACTCTCTTGTAACGCCCGTCTCTCCGGGCTGCCCGACAT